TTATGCCCGACAAGATGGAGGTGCAGCCACCGCAGGAAAGGAGATAGATGAGGCTAATTCAACCGGTATGGTGTCTGGACCTGCAACTTCTATAGTCAAGGCAGCGAATGCATTGAGTGTAATACCTCAAATTGCACCTTTTGCAATGGCAACTTCTAAAGTTGTCGGCGCAGTTGGTAATGCTGCAAAAGCACTTGGGTATAGTAGACCACCTATCACCAAGAATCCGGAGCCTTATAGACCAACACCAACATCTCAGTTGGCAACAACCAATACACCAGATACAGCTATTAAGCTTACTGTAGATGAAAAGCAAGAGCTAACTATTGACCCAGGTATTGCTGGTCTTGGACCAGAAGATCCTATGTCTATTCAGAATATTGCATCTCGCGAGTCCTATTTAACTAAATTTAATTGGGACATGGGTACTGCACCTGAGACATTACTTTGGAATGCTAGAGTAGATCCCGTACAATGGGTCACTTCTGGAGGCTCTGCTTATCACTTTCCTGCCACAGCGATGGCAGCTTTGCCTTTTGAATATTGGACAGGGACATTGAAATTTAGATTTCAGATTGTTTGTTCCGCTTTTCATAAAGGAAGACTTAAGTTTGTGTATGATCCGTTGTTTTTAGAATCGAATGAGTATAATACTAATTACATTGAGATTGTTGATATTGCAGATACTCAGGATTTTACAGTTGAGATCGGCAATGGACAAGCAACAACGTTATTACAACATGCTTTGCCAGGTGAGGATCCCGTTTCAGATCAGCATAGTGTTTCACCTTTGACATACAAACCTTATGGTAATGGAGTTATTGGGGTATATATTGTGAATGAATTGACCACACCCAATAGTGATGTAGATAACGACATTCAGGTCAATGTGTACATTTCCGCAGGAGATGATTTTGAGGTTTTTGTTCCTGACGATCACTTTCAGAAATTTGTTTTTAAACCACAGAGCGGAATTGAGCCACAGAGTGGGAACGAAATAGTTCCTGAATCGCAGGATACTGAGGAACCTTCAGCTCCTGAGCAATCAATGAGTGATATTCTTGGTCCAGGTATACAAAATACACAACAAATTAATAAAGTGTTTGCAGGGGAAACCATAGTGTCTTTTCGTGCATTACTTAAACGATACAATTTGTGGCGGCGAGAAAAGACATCAACTACTTCGACTAATTACACGCGACTTCGTACATCAAAAAATATGTTCCCATTTTATCGGGGAAATGTTAGTGGAGCAGTAGACAACCGCAATGCAGATACTATTCCATATAATTATGTGAATACTGTTATGTTGCATTGGGTCGCAGCCGCTTTTTCAGGATGGAGAGGTAGCATTAGGTACAAATTGCTGTTCGATACATGTGGCCAAATTACTGCTCAGACTCATTCTTCTCGTGTTTATATATCACGTGAAGGTGTGTATCCACCTGGTGTAGCTTCCTATACTCGGGATTTATCTCAATATGGAGGTCAAAGTAATGAAGGGCTAGTTAGTAGTTTTGTTCTAGCAGGTAACATGTCGACCACTGGTGTTAATGGAATGTTGTACGCAACTGATAGTATTAATACTACAGTAGAATTTGAAATTCCTTATTATTCTCAATATCGTTTCACACCAGGTAAGTTAATTGACTATACTAGTGCTAGTTTTACTAGTAATTGGACCCCAAATTGGAAAATGGATGCTAATTTATTTTCATCAGGTATATCAAGTGTGGATTACCATGTTGCAGCTGGTGAAGATTTTCAAGTGTATTTCTTCACTGGTTTACCACGTATGTATTACGAGGCAAGTCCACCAGGTGCATAGTCTGTACTGACTTTAAAAGTATAAATAAAATAAAATTGTTCTCTGTAGCCGAGAACGGCGTTTGCATTGCAAGCGACCTGGCTGACTGCCGAATAAAATATGTCACCCCTTAAGTAGGTAGCATTTGATTCGGCGCTAGCCGATGATTATGTCCTGTAGTTTTGCTATAGGTCCTAATAAGGGAGTTACAAATTTTAATAGCGG